CACGGCAAAAAAACTGACATGGCACCCCTGATCGACTACGCCGAGAGCGTCCTAAGCGGTGCAAGACCTTGCGGCAAATGGATTTACGCCGCCTGCCGTCGGTTCATGGTCGATCTTGAGCGCAAGGACGTCACGCTTGACGCCGCGGCCGTCGACGCCGCGCTCGACTTCTTTGGCCGGCTGCCGCTTGTCGGCGAGGACACGGGCAAGCCGTTCGTCCTCCACCCGTGGCAGCGCTTTGTGATCGGCAACCTCGTCGGCTGGCGCAACGCCGACGGCCGCCGGCGCTTCAAGCTCGCCATGCTGCAGGTCGCCCGCGGCAACGGAAAGACGACCTTGATGGCCGGGCTTGCGCTCTGGGACCTGCTCGGCGGCGAGGGGCGGCGCGTCCACGTCATCGCCAACAACGAGGACCAAGCGGGCATCTGCCTGGACACGGCGCGCACCATGGCCGCGAAGTTCGCCGACCCGACCATGGTCGTGCGGTTCGACCGCGTCCTGCGTCCGTCCCAAGACTGCGAAATGAACGCCCTGCCTGCGCTCGAGCGCAGCCTTGACGGCCTCAACCCCTCGCTGTGGATCGCCGACGAGGCCGCCGAGTTCAAGGGCAGGTTCCTGACGAAGCTCCTGACCACGGGCGCGAAGCGCCGCGAGTCGCTCGGCGTGATCATCTCGACGCCCGGCGCGAACCCCGAGAACCACTACGCCGAGCTGATCAAGCAGGGCGAGGCCGTGCTCGCGGGCGAGTCGGACGATGACACCCTGTTCCCGATGCTGTACGGCATCGACCAGACGGACGCGATCGGCGAGCCCGCGCACTGGCACAAGGCCAACCCGGGCCTTGAGCACGGGCAGCCAGACATGGCCTCGCTCAGCCGCGCCTGGGGAACGATGAAGCGCAGCGCCATGGGCCGCTCGGAGTTCACACGCTACCACTGCGCGCGCAGCGACGAGAACACCGGCGGCTGGCTGGACATGGCGCTGTGGCCGGGCGGCAAGGCGATCAACTGGGACGAGCTGCGCGGCCGCCCCGCGTACCTCGGGCTCGACCTCTCCAAGAGCCTGGACATGAGCGCCCTTGTGGTCGCCGTTCCGACCGACGAGGGCGTGGCGCTGCAGGGCCACTACTGGTGGCCGTCGGCCGACCTCGCGCAGCGCGAGCTCGACTACCGCATGCCAGTGCGGCTCTGGTCGGCCGAGCGCCGGCTGACCCTGACGCCAGGGCGAGAGATCGACTACGAGTCGATCCGCGCGCGCATCCTCGAGCTGCGCGACCAGTTCGACATCAAGGCGATCGGCTACGACGCGTGGGGCTCGAAGTACCTCGCCGAGCAGCTGGTCGCCGACGGCATCCCGCTCACGACCTACCGCATGGGCATCTCGACCTTCGGGCCGGGCTGCCAGCTGTGGCAGAACCTCTGGGCGGGCGGCCGCTTCCTGATCGGCGACGACCCGATCATGCGGCGCAGCTGCGCGGAGGCGCACGCGAGCACCGACCGAAACGGGAATGTGCGGCCTGTCAAGTCGCGCGAGTACTGCATCCTCGATCCGCTCGTGGCCGGCATCATCGCCGTGCATGTGTGGGGCGGCCGCCGGCAATCGTCATACGAAGAATGGCTTTAGACGCAATCTGCATTTGATCGAGGGGCCATCATCCCCGCGTGATCAGGCAACTGCTCCAGCGGTTCTTCGTCGGCTACTACCCGACGCACGGCGTTCTCCCGATCGAGGGATCGGAAGGGCTGCCGCTCGTCACCGCCGCGAACGCGATCCAGTACACGCCCGTCTGGCGCGCGGCGCAGCTGATCTCGAACGACCTCGCGCGCATCGAGCTCGAAGTGAGCGATCCCACGGTCGACGCCTTGCTCCGATCGCCGAACCGGTGGATGTCGGGCTTCGAGTTCAAGCGCACGCTCACGATGCAGTGCGCGTTGTACGGCAACGCCTTCGCGCTGATCAACCGGACGCTCGGCGGCGAGCTGCTCGAGGTCATGCCGCTCGATCCCGACTCGGTCTCGCTCGACCTCACGGGCGCCGAGCCAATCTACCGAACGCGCGCGTACGGCGACCTCACGGGCGAGAAGCTTCTGCACATCCGCTGCGCGGGATTCAACGGGCTGTGGGGCGAGTCGCCGGCTCGGGTGTGCCGCAGCGCACTCACGGTCATGGCCGCGCAGGAGCAGTCGCAGCTCAAGAGCATGGAGAACGCCGGCCAGCCGAAGTTGGCGCTTGTGCACCCAGCCGCGCTCAACGACAAGCAGCGGCAGATGGTCGCCGAGCAGTACATGAAGCAGCACGCGGGCTCGGTCAACGCGGGCCGCCCGCTCGTGCTCGGCGACAACATGCGCGTCGAGCGCATCTCATCGACCTTTGACAACGACGGCATCGATACCGCGCGGCGCTACTCCATCCAGGATGTGTCGCGAATCTTCGGCGTGCCGGTCTCCTACCTCAGCGAGCACAGCCAGGCGACCTACGGCAGCATGGAGTGGCTCGGCCGCATGTACGTGGACCACTGCATGAAGCACTGGGCCGCGATGTGGGAATCCGAGATCACCACCAAGCTCGCGAGCCCCTACGCCGAGATCCACTGGGATTTCGACCAGCTGCAGCGCCCGTCGCTCGCCGAGCAGATGGCCGCTCTCCGCACGGGCGTCGAGGCTGGATTCATCACGCGCAACGAGGCGCGCGAGCACCTCGACCTCGACCCTTTGCCCGGCCTCGACGATCCGATCGTCGCAAAGAACATGGGCACTGGCGGCGGCACCACGAACCTCGGCAGCGACACAAGCGCGGAAGCGGGGAGCGCCAATGATTTCTCGTCGTGACATAGGAAGCCTTGAGCAGCGGATCGACGGGCGCACGCTCTCGGGCGTCGCCGCCGTGTACGGCGCGCAGTCGCGCGAGATCAGCGAGAACGGCCGCACGTTCATCGAGCGCATCGCGCCGGGTGCGTTCGGCGAGAGCGTGCGCGGCGACATCAAGCTCTTCTACAACCACGATTCCCGCATGCCGCTCGCGCGCTCGCGCTCCGGCACGCTCGCGCTTGAGGACCGCGCCGACGGGCTGCACTACACCGCGACGCTGCCGGATACCACGCTCGGCAACGATGTCCGCGAGCTCATGCAGCGCGGAGACCTGAGCGGCGAAATGTCGTTTGGGTTCTACGTACAGCGCGACAGCTGGAACAAGGCGCGCACCGAGCGCATGGTCGAGAAGGCGACGCTGGTTGAGATCAGCGTCGTGGTCGACGCCGCCTATCCCCAGACCTCTTCCAGCCTGCGTTGCGTTGACGCGGCTGCTCTCGAAGCCGCGCGCACGCGGCTGGAACTTCACCTCAGAAGGATCGAAACATGGACGACCTGACCAAGATGGAAAACACCGTGCACGAGTACCGCAAGGCGCTCGAGCTGTTCGCTGCCCGCAAGGACGCCGCCCCCCAGACGATCGACCAGCGCGGCTCCGGCGAAGAGCGCGAGAAGATCGCGCGCATGGACGCCGACCTTGACGCGGCGGAGCGCCTTATCCAGCTGCGCGCCGCGCAGAAGAAGCAGGCCGAGCTCGATAAGTCCGAGTTCGAGTCGCGCCTCAGCCTCGGCACCGCGCGCAACGAGCGCGAGTACGAGGCGCGCTGGATCAAGGCCCTGACGAACCCGATGGAGGCGCGCGCGCTCACCCTCGGCACCTCGGGCGCCGGCATCCCGACCGACATGGAGCGCCGCATCGTCGAGCGCATGCAGCAGGTGAACGTCATCCGCAGCATGGCGCAGGTCCGCACCATCGACTCCAAGCGGACCATCACGGTCGAGGGCTCGCTGCCGACCACCAACCTGGTCGCGGAAGAGGGCGCGATCACCGCGTCCGATCCTTCGTTCGGCACCGCAATTTCGGTCGTTCCCTACAAGCTCGTTTGCGCCACGCAGATGTCGATGGAGTTCATCGAGGACGCGATCGGCCAGGGCGGCATCGGCAGCGGCCTCAACTACGTCGCCGACAAGATCGGCTCCTCGATCTCGCTCAAGGAGGAGGAGTTCTTCACCACCGGCACGAACAGCTCGCAGCCGGAAGGCATCGCGGGCAGCTCGGCGAACACCAAGCTTGCCGCGCTCTCGCAGGTGACCGACCTTGGCGGCGGCGCGATCACCACGATCAGCGGCGACAACCTGATCGATACCGTGCACCTCGTGCCCGTGCAGTACCGCAACTCCCCGCGGTTCAGCTGGCTCGTTTCCGACACCTTTGTCCGCGTCATCCGAAAAATCAAGGTCAATAGCACCGACTACGTGTGGAAGCTCAACGAGACGGCCGGACTGTCGCAGGGCGTGCCCGGCACGATCTACGGCGTTCCGTACCGCGTCGGCCAGTACCTCGCGACCGCGACGACCAACGCCAATGTGTTCGGCGTCGTCGGCGACTTCAACTACTTCGAGATCTTCGACCGCACGGGCATCACCTCGATGATGGATCCCTACAGCGGCGCGGCCAACCAGCGCGTCACGCTCTACGTCACGAAGCGCGTCGACAGCAAGATCACCCAGGCCGTCGCGTTCGCCGCAATTACCTGCTGATCCTTTCCCCTTGCCGCGGGCCCCTCGAAAGGGGGGTTCCGCGATTTATGCCAGCACTCCCCATCCCGCTCGATGTGCTCCGCACGCGGCTGAAGATCGAGGTCGAACAGGACGACGTCGACCTCGCTGTGCTGTGCATTGCCGCCGGCGAGATGATCGAGCGCGAGACGGGGCTCGGGCTCCAGCTGAAGGCGCGCACCGCGTACATCCGCAAGTTCGGGCGGTTCATCCCGCCGATCCAGCCGCTCAGCTCCATTACGCAGGTGCTCTACTTCGATTCAACCAACACAAGCCAGACCTTGCCGGCGGCCGACTACTGGCTGGACAACACCGAGCCGCTGTACGCGCTCGAGTTCGACACCTCGGTTGTGCCGAAGGAGAACACCACCATACAGGTCGACTACCAGGCCGGCTTCCAGGTGATCCCGCAGGCGCTGCAGCAGTGCATCGTGGCGCTCGTCGGCAGCTGGTACAACAATCCGGAGGCCCTGCAGGTCGCGCAGCTGGCCGAGGTCCCGCTCGCCTACAAGGCGATCATCGCGCAGTACTCCGTGCAGGTGCCGTTCCGATGATCTCCGCCGGCCGCCTCAGGTTCGTCGCGCTGCAGAAGCTTCCGCCGCACGCGGCGAGCACGCTCGGCCTGCGCGGCGCGACCTGGACGGACGGCCAGCAATTCCGCTGCGACGTCCGCGAGAGCTCGGCGGCCGAGCAGGCGTACGCCGACGGAACGGCCGTCGTGCGGCAATACGAGCTGCGCGCGCGGTGGGAGACCGCCCAGGCGATCGGCCTCACCGAGCTTCAGCGCATCGAGTGCCGCGGCAAGACCTACCGCATTCGCGCGATCACCAACCTCGACGAGCGCGACCGCGTCGCCGTCATCGACTGCGAGGTCGTCCAATGAGCCTCGAACAGGCCGTGCGCAGCATGCTCACGGCGGGCTCCACGATCTCGCTGGTGGCCCATGCGCGCGTGACCCACGGGTACCGCCTGCAGGACTCCGCGCTGCCCGCGATCACCTACGAGGTGCGCTCGATCGAGGTCGCCAGCTGCGGCGCAAGCCCGACCCGCGTTGCCGACGTCGAGGTCCGCTGCATCGCCGAGCTCGGCACAACCGCGCTCGCGATCGCCGCGCAGGTGCGCACCGCGTCCGTCGCGGGCACCTACAGCTCGATCGTCTTCGATGCCGTGCTCTACCAGAACCATGTGCTCGAGGCGGCGCAGCCCGGCGAGGGCGACGAGGCGACGCCGTCCGAGGCCGTCTGCACCATGACCATCTACTACCGGGAGTGACCCATGCCAGGCATCTCAACCGCCCTTAGCGCCTTCTCCTACAACGCCCAGGCCACGACCGGGCTCGTTTCGGTCTCGACCTCCGCGAGCACCGACACGATCGAGACCACCCGAATCGGCGACGCTCGGCGGACGTATGTGGTCGGGCAGGGCACGACCACGATCTCGGGCGAGATCTACTACGACCAGGCCGATCCGTGCGCGGCCGTGATGGAGACCGACGCGCAGGCGCCGACCTCGCGAGCTTTCGTGTGCACCTACACCACGGGCATGACGATGTCGGGCAACTGCTTCATCACCAGCTGGCAGGTGACGGCGTCCTCCAACGACACCATCCGCGCGAGCTTTGAGCTGCAGACCACTGGCACGGTGACGATCGCATGAGCATCTCCGACGCGCTGCAGCTGAAGGATGTCACCGTCGCGCTGCCAGCCGGCCGCGCGGTCACCCTGCGCCGTCCGTCGGCGCTCGACTTCATCGACGGCGCGGAGATGGCGTCCAGGACGCCCGCGCGGCTCTATGCATGGCTTGCATACAGGCACCTGCTTGATGAGTTCGGCCGTCCGGTGTTCGCGAGCGTCGAGGCGGCGCTCGACGCCGACGGGCTCCTGATCCTCCAGATCGGGCGCGAGGCGGAGAAGCTCTACGAGGAGGGCCGGGACTGAGCGAGGCCGCCCGCGTGGTCCTGCGGGCGGCCGCGAAGCGAAGCGCGGTGGACCTCTCCCAGATGAGCGTGGTGCTCATCAATGTCGACCTCGACATCCCCGACTGGCGCGGAATCCGAAAGCAGATCGATGAAAGGAAGCGGAGTAAACATCGACTTCAAGATCGACCCGCGCAGCATGGCGGAACTGCATGAGATCCTCTCGCAGTTCCCCGACAAGATGCGGTCGAAGGTGCTGCGCGGCGCGCTGCGCAGCACCCTGAAGCAGCAGATGAAGGCGACCGTATCGATGGCTCGGCCGCAGGACGTGCGCACCCGGCGCGACATCGCGATCAAGACCAAGACCTACAAGCGCGGCAAGGTCATCTGGGCATCGGTCGGCGTGAAGTGGGATGTCGGCGGCACGCGCCGCGACAGCGCTTATCAGGGATGGCGCGCCCACTTCCACGATGTCGGATACCGCGCCTGGCGAAAGGGCATGAGGGCGAACGCCATGCGGCCGGACGAGCCGCGGGGGCCGAAGCGACCATCGAGGAACCCCAACCCGCGATTCGCGCCGTTCATTCGGTTCAACAAGGGCTGGCGCAAGGGCAAGAAGGGAATCAACCTTGGCGGCGTCTGGCACAACAAGGGCTACCTGAGCATCCCCGCGCGGATGTTCGAGCCCAGGATCCTCAGCTCGGTCCGCAGGGAGATCATGAACTCAGTGGAGGAGACCAGTGGCTAGCAAGATCACCAACCTTCGCATCCCGGTGACGGTCACGACCGAGGGCGTCGACAAGGGCTTGAACGCCGTCGAGCGCAAGCTCCGGAACTCGGCCGCAAAGATGAAGCGCCTCGGCACCACGGGGGGCGCTGCAGGCGGCGCAGGAGGCGGCCTGAAGGCTCAGCAGGGCACGGCCCTCCTCGGAGGCGTCGGGAAGCTCGGACCGATCAGCGGGGCTCTGGGCGGCCTTGGCGGGGCGGGGCTGGCAATGGCCGCCCCGCTCGCCATCTTCGGCCTGGCGGCGCAGTCGGTCGCGACGATGGCCGCGGCGACCAAGGGGGCGGGCGAGGCGCTCGAGCTGTTCAAGAAGAGCGGCGAGCAGACCTTCACCGCCAACAGCGAGTACCTGAAGAAGTTGGCCGCGCTCGAGTCGCAGTCCCAGATCGCGGCCGCGGGGCCCGGCATCATGGAGGCGTTCTCGATCGCGGGCGCGCGCCCTGGCGAGGAGGGCATGATGTCGATGCTCAACGACTTCGCGAAGCAGTCCGCGGCCTTCGCCGGCGCGACGCTCGGCGGCAAGTCGTTCGAGCAGGCCACGCTTGAGGCCGCGCTCGTCACGGCGAGCGAGGCCCAGGCGAAGGAGATCGCCGCGCAGCTGGCGGCGCTCGAGAAGCAGCGCATGGATGTCGGCCTCGCCGATGTGCTCAATCCCCTGTCCAGCCTGCCGCAGAAGATCGACCAGATCGCCATCTACCTCGGGAAACTCTGATGCCGACCACCGCCTCCTACGAATACAGCACGGTCAGCTTTTCGGCGCAGGCTGGCGACTACCGCGAGGAGTCGACCATCACCGAGCGGCGGCACATCAAGCGAATCGACGGCACGGCGTTTCGGATCGACACGGACACGGTCAACGCCGAGATCGAGGGTGCCCTGCCGCGGCGCGGCGACCCCGCGTACACGAGCGGCACGGGCCTCACCTGGCAGCAGTTCGCGCGGTTCCGCGGCTACACGGTCGAGACGCTGCCGAACGCCGGCGGCGCGATGTTCACGCTGACATGGTCGACCATGTACGTCCTCTGCGAGAACCCGTCGCCCGTCTCCTACGACCCGGGCTCGCAGATCGAGCTGCAGTCGATCACCCGCTCGATGCGCATCTACCGCACGGATTGGACCACGAACCCGCCGGCCGCGTCCGACGCCTCGGCCGACATCGCTGGCACCGCGACGCAGGGCGTGGGGGATTCCGCCGTTTGGCCCGTCAACCAATGCCGCATCCGCATGCGGTTCGTGCAGGACGCGACCGCGGTCACCATGCTCACTGCGGCCGCGAACCTCTCGAGCTACAACAACACGCGGAACAGCGCGACCTTCCTCGGCTGCGCCGCGCGCTCGCTCATTTGCGAGGGCGTCACCTTCAACCCCGTGAAGTACGAGTTCTACGAGGTCACCTTTGATTTCTTGTTCTGCCCGTTCTTCCACCACGAGCAGGTGGTCGACCTCGCGCCGGACGGCCGCCCCGACCGCGTCGCGACCGGGCCAAAGACGGTGAAGTGGAAGCGCCTTCCGCGCACCGAGACCGACTTCAACAACATCTACGGCGGCTCCGCGGCCATCAAGGCGATCACGGAGCGGGGGTATCCGATCCCATGATCCGCGGCGACGATCGCCTGTTCCGCCAGGACCCGCAGCTGCAGTCGTTCACCGATCGCAACCGCGAGTGGAACCAAGGCGAGCCCGCGCCCGCGCTGATCCTCGGCAAGATCACCGCGGCGACGCTCATTGCGAACTTCCGCTGGACCTACACATGGGAAGAGGCGCAGATCACGGGCACGACGCCCGCCTCGAGCACGACGGGCCTCACCGCCCAGTCGGCCCTCTCGGTCTCGGAGCTGTCGAACACGGCCACGCCGACCAGCTACTCCTACGGCGTGCCGAGCGGGGACCTGCGCGGGTCGTTCCAGCCGAAGGCAATCCCCGTCGGAACCTATGTGACGCTCAGCGCCTTCAGGCGCACTGACGGCTCCGTCATGTGGCTTATCATCAGCACGCAAGCGATCTCGGGAGAATGCCCATGAGCGAAACCCAGAACATCGTCTACTCGAAGGGCGCGCCCGGCTCCTACGCGATCACCTACGACCCGACGGGCACGCCGCCGAACCTCTCGACGGGCTACACGGCCTCGATGCGCGTCTGGCGCTCGGGCCTGCCGACGACCGCGGCCGCCGACCACACCGCCACGCAGGCGGCTGGCATCACGCTCGGCGCTGCGGGTTCGATCACGCTGAACCTCGTCACGATCGACACCGCGCTCACCGTGGTCGACTCGTCAGAGGCCATATGGCACTACGCGCTCGAGGTCACGCCGACCGCCGGCGCAGACGAGCTTGTGCACACCGGCTATTTGATCCGCAGCCAGCCCTGACAGACCCCAACACCAAACCAAGGAGCAGAAACATGGCAGTCGAGATCCTTCCGCGAATCAGCGTAAACGCCAGCAGCGGAGACTGGGTGCGCCTGAGCTCGACGCGCACTGGCGAAATCCCCGTCGCGCTCTACAGCTACACCGCCTACAACCTGGTGTACAACGCGACGACCCTTGCGGAGGCGCAGGCCGAGGCCACCGCAAACCGCATCTTCCTGCAGAATGCGAGCGTCACCACTTACATGTCGCTTGACGTGAGCCTGACCTGGGTGCGCTCGAACAGCACCGCATCGGAGCTCTACATCCTGAGGCAGGACTGACGCATGACCTTCGAGCAGCTCGCAACGATCATTAGCCCGTTTGTCGCGGCGTTCTGCGCGAGCGGCTGGATCCACGCGCAACTAGGCCGCATCCGCGAGGACCTCGTGAGGATGGACGAGCGAATCAAGCACCTGGAGCAAAAGCCATGAGCAATCGAAACACCACCGTCGCCGGCATCGGCAGCATCCTCGTCGCCGTGGGGGCCGTCCTGACGGCTCTCTTCGACGGCGATCCTTTGACCCTCCCCGACTACGCGACGGCCGTGGCGGCCATCCTCGCAGGCGTGGGACTGATCATGGCGAAGGACGCCAAGAGGGATGCTTGAGCGCATCGTGGCGGCCATCGCCCTTGCTCTCTTTCAGTGGCTGGAAGGCCGTCTGGAAAAGCGGACTCGGGCCGTGGATTCTGACGTGGACCGCGCTGCTCTTGAGCGCGCTGGTTCTCGCGTTCGCGAGTGGCTGCGGGAGGACGGTGCTGGTGAGCGAGGGAAGCCCGATGCGGGTCGGCCCGGCGACGCGCGCGCAGGTGTGGACGCGGGTCCAGGGCGAGTGGGAGTTGAGCGCAAGCCGCGTCGAGATCCCTGAGGGCTGGTACCTCATGCCGCCGTCCTTCGTGGAGAAGGAATGAGCCATTTCCAGTACCAGTGCTGCTGCGAAGGCTCGGCGCAGCCGTGCCCGACCACCTGCGTCTGCGCGACCAGCTACGCCGTCTCGGGCTGCGTGATCGACTACGCCTTCCAGCTGTCCGACTTCCAGACGAACTGCTCGCAGTGCGGCCAAGGCGCGTGCTACCGGAAGGAGTACTCCATCACGGTCTACGCTGAGCAGAACGGGGCCATGACCGTCAACCGGCAGACGGTCGGCTCGAGCGGCGCGAACTGCTGCTGGTTCGGCGAGGGCGTCATGGACGTCACCTACACGGTGACCTTTCAAGAGCATCGCCAGTGCTCGGGCGCGCTCAACAATTCGTACTCGGCGCAGTCGTTCACGGGCGTCATAGAGGTCCCGTTCTGCCTGCACGTGACATGCCGCACGGGGACGGCCGAGGGCTGCAACAGGAACTTCGGCAACGACCGGCACTACGTCCACAAGCTCGAGCTGTGCGACTTTCCGATCGAGTGCTCGGATGTGCTCGTGGCAGGCTCGATAGATCCGATCAGCGGGCTATGTGATCGCACCATCACCTGCGACGACCTCGGCGCGAACTGCGATGCGGGGCCGTTCTCGCTGTGGTGCGGCGGCGGCGGCGTGGCGTACGTCTCGAAGTACCAGTGCCTGGACACGCTCGGCACGACCGACTCGGCCTGTCGCGGCTGGTACCAGACGGGCTACACCTGCAACGAATGCCCGGCGGTCGGCGTCGACGCGGGCACGGCCGCCAACGGACCCTTCGCCTGCTACTTGCGCGAGGAATGCGATGCAGGCGGCGACCCTCCCTGCAGCGGCGCGGCGGGCGGCGGCGATGCGTTCCTGCCGACCTTCATCTCCTACGCACCCGACGCCGTGAAGGCCGACCTCCGCTCCTACTGCGGGTCGGTCGACGCGGAGTTCTTTCCGTACTCGGTCGGCTGCGGAGGCGTCGACATCATCCAGGGCGGCTGCAGCGGGCACATCCCGTGGACCTACTCATGAGCTGCACGCACGACAAGGGCGGCCGCTGCACGAACCCCGTCGCGCTGCCGATCTACGGCGAGCACCCGAGCCGCGGCGTCTGCCGCATCTGCCCGCACCATGCGGGGATGCCGCGCGG